GTGGATCTGTACCGGCATAGTGGGTTTGGAGTCGTACTTCAATTACCATGCCGGCACGTTGCCTGATTACATCGTCGTGGCGTCATTACACTTCGTTTGGATGTCATGTCCACTGCCGTTGGCAGTGACCTCCCATGTTCTCTGGAACATGGGGGCGGTAACACCGGCGCGCCTTATGGATACCATTTGGGGTATCATGAATAAGGAGCGTCCCCAACCTGTGGTTGGGGTGTGTATAGGGGAGAGTGGGGAAGCCTGGCCGGCCTCATGCAAAACGGCCAGCTGTACCCCACCTATAATCTGGCAATGCCAGAGGCGGTTGGCCGCTTGGCCTATTGGCCCAACCCTTGCCGCATGCACCCCGGTGGTATTTCGCTCCTGTGTTTGCAACGAATATGCTGCAGTATGCTCTAGGATATGTAGAGCACCACTGTGGGATGCATCTGTTCGTAAGAACAAGATCATTTGGAGCAAAGTTGAGTTGCTGTTGCCCAAGATTATCGACCACCTCCAGCGTGAGGTTGATCTCGATGATTACGGGGACCACACGGAGGAGGAGTGGCTATCAAGGTACCCAAGTGGTGCCAGGCCGCGCCTCCAGCGGCATCTGTATGATGCCCGAGCCGGGCACTTCAGCTCACTAACAGCCAAGTCGTTCATTAAAGTGGAGCGCTTGCCAGCGCACGCTTTGGTAACACTGTTCGAGACCAAGAAACCCCGCCTCATTCAAGGCCGAAGCGATTCGGTCAAGTGTGCTGTGGGGCCATGGTTCTGGTGGCTGTCTAAGAAGCTTTCTGGCGCCTTCCAGGATGCTTACTTTGGTGACATCTATTACGCTAGCGGTGCTAGCGCCGATGATTTAGGCTTATGGGCGTCAGAGTGCGAACATGCTGGGTACATTCCGTACTCATGTGATTTTTCTGCTTACGACGGCTCAGTCGGACCTGGCCCGCTATCCTTATGGGCCAGGTTTTGCGAAGCGCTGAATCCACCGGAGCGTATTGTACGTTTCTTGCGGACACGGCGAAATGTACAGCGGGGCAAAACTCGCTTTGGCGTCGTCTATAAGAGGCTGGCTCAAGTTTCTTCGGGCGACGGCGACACTACCGTCGGCAATTCCTTCATCGGGATCATGGGTTGGTGTTGGGTCTTGAGGACACTCAACGTTGAGTACCGCCTATTGGTTCTAGGTGATGATGCAGTGGTAGCTACAAAGAGGAGACTGGATGTTGACCGCGTTTGCCAGCTCTGGGCTAGCCTTGGTTTCAGACTCGACATCAAACCCAGTGAGGACTGGGATTATGCGTCGTTTTGTTCTGGATACTTTTGGCAAGTTGGCGGTGGTCAAAGGGTGTTTGGGCCCAATCCGGCGAGAGTTTTATGTAAGACTTTCTGGACCGTGCAGAAACTCAACGAGCGCAAAGCCCGCGCCCGTCTGCGAGGCATCGTGCATGGCCTCTGGTTGACCTCTTCGCATGTTCCCATCCTCAGGGAGCTCCTTGTACGTCTTCGAAAGCTGCTGGGGGGAGGCAAGATGATCCTGTTGCGTGATCACTTCGAACGCCCGCAGGCCCGTTGCCGGCCTCGGGTAAGCGAAGACGCGATACTCCAGTTAGCCAAAATCCTGGATTGTAGTCCGGGCTCAATCGTCCAGGCCTCTCGAGAGGCGTCCCAAGCAAGTCTTCACCATTGTTTTAGTGGTGGGTTCTGGGCGGTTGTAGGAGAGTTTGCTGCCTCCTAGAGGGGCGCGTTGCCCGAGCCCGCGTCTGTGGGAATCGGGCACG